GGACTCAGGCTCAGTCGTCACCCCGTTTGCTGACAGCTAATAGGGGATCGACATGGCCGGATCTGACGTAAGAACAAAACGGATTACCGCCACCGGGTCTCTCGGTGTTGGGCCTGCTCGTATTCGTCAGATACAGTTGAAAACAGATTCAGGAACCCCTCGTTTGACCGTTACGGACGGCAGCGGGGGTTCTACTGTATTGGATCTGGACTTCAACGCATCTGACACGCACTCGGTGAACATCCCGGCAGAAGGTATCAAAGTTAGCGACATCCATGTTGCCACTTTGACCAACATCACTGCCGTGACGTTCTTCTTCAACTAGGAGAGCGAAATGGCTGGATCAGACATCAAAGCAAAAACTCTGACTGCCAGTGGAGACGTTACTACCGGGCCTAGCCGGTTAGTGGCGGTTCATTACATGGGTCACAACTCCACCGGAACCGTAGAGTTCAAGGACGGCGGCGCTAGTGGAGTCACTGTTTTTTCTTTGCAGGTTAAGTCTAGCGATTCTGGGGATTTAACAATTCCAGCCGAGGGCGTTAAATTTGATAACGGGATTTATGTCGTTATGACTAATGTAACTAGCGCTGCTTTCTTTTTTAAGTGAGGCGTAAATGGCGGCACGAAAAGCTAAAATGCCCGCCCGCAACAAGAAAAACTTTCGCTCCACGGCTAGTGGGGCGGGAATGACTAAGGCCGGGGTAGCTGCTTATCGTAAAGCAAACCCCGGGTCAAAATTGAAGACTGCTGTAACAGGCAAAGTTAAGAAGGGCTCAAAAGACGCAAAGCGTCGTGCATCATATTGTAGCCGGTCCAAGGGCCAGATGAAGATGCATGGGATCAACTGCAAGAAAACCCCTAAGAAGCGGATTTGCGCGGCTCGTAGAAGATGGAAGTGTTAAGATGAAAGCAGAAGATGTACTCAAGCTTTTGGAAAAGCACGAAGAAGAGTGTAACCGCCGGTATGCGGACATTCAAAGTCAACTGGACAAGCTTGATCGTCGGCTTTGGGGAATCGCCGGATTGATCATTGCTGCGGCCATAGCTCAAAGGATGTTCTAATGGGTAGCGTAGTAAATCTTGGATCCGGCTCTTGCCCGGTGAAGAAGATGGCAAAAGGCGGCGCTGTTCGCATGAAAAAAGGCGGCAAGGTGAAAAGTAAGGGCAAGATTTGCCCTGAAGGCAAGGCTTGGGCAAAGCGCACCTTTGATACCTATCCAAGCGCTTACGCCAACCTTGCGGCATCTAAATACTGTAAGGACCCTAACTATGCTAAGGGTTCTAAGGGTGGCAAACGTAAGGGCAAGTAATGGGACAGCTCAAACAATGGTTGAAACAGGATTGGGTGAGGATTGGCAGTGATGGTTCTATCAAAGGCCCTTGTGGCACTTCAAAAGATAAGAAAAACCCTGATCGTTGCCTTCCAAGAGCTAAAGCTAATAGTCTCTCAAAGGCTGAACGAGCTAAAACAGCTCGTAAAAAGAAAAAAGCAGGATCTAAAGGCAAAACTGTCGTCGCAAACACCAAGAAAGCAAAAGTCACCAACCTCAAAAACGGCGGAGAAGTAGGGTACGAAACGAAAGCCAAAAGACCTTTTAGGGGCAAAAAAGTAGCCGGGACCGCGGTCGCTCGGGGATGTGGGGTAGTAATGTCGGGCCGCAGGAAAAGAACTAAGGGTTCAGTAAGTCAAGCATAGGAGCGTAAAATGGCTAAAGAATTTATGACAATGGACGAGTATGCGGCCACGCTGGTGGGCGGCAGCATGAAGTCAAAAGGCATGGCTAAAGGTGGCCGAGTCAAAGCTAAAGGCATGGCTAAAGGTGGCCGAGTCAAAGCTAAAGGCATGGCTAAGGGCGGCAAAGTCGCTAAGATGGCTGGCGGCGGCATGATGAAGAAGAAGGGTTATGCCAAGGGTGGTAAGGTCGCTAAGATGGCTGGCGGCGGCATGATGAAGAAGAAGGGTTATGCCAAGGGTGGTAAGGTCGCTAAGATGGCTGGCGGCGGTATGATGAAGAAGGGTTATGCCAAGGGTGGTAAGGTCGCTAAGATGGCTGGCGGCGGTATGATGAAGAAGAAGGGCTACGCCAAGGGCGGTAAGGTAAAGTAAGTTGTCCTATCTTCAGAGCAACATTCCGCATTTCAAATGTTGGGTGCGGAAAGAGTACACCTGTAATCATTTGAATTATCATGGTGAGTTCCTTCACGCCATGGCTATCGCGGTGACGACTATACCTAGTCGTTGCTTGAGCTTTCAGATGATATTCACAGGCTGTGAGGCTGACGGAACAGATCAACCCAATGTCCACGGGGGCGCGATGTGGGCAAGAATGCCCATAACCGCTCTAGTTGGGGATACACCGCTTGAAGAATGGCCGGAACCCATGCCCGTTCATTTAGCTCAACCTTGGGATTGCATGTCCCATACACACGCGGTTTATCGTTTAGATCGAGCTCATCCGTGCCCGTGGATTGCTAAAATAGGACCGGATTTTTACCCAGCCAAATACTATTTTACCGTGGACTATACCGAAAGTGAGATAGCAGACGATCCTGCACAGCACAAACAAAGCCACGTCTTAGAGCTTTTGGACGCGGGCCCGTACACCGGCAACATCGTTGCCCTGCCTAACAATCGGGTTCGTGTGACACATCCGGCATGGTTTGAAACTGGTGAAGGACCTCCGGACTTTTTGCCGTCTCAACACATACACTATTCAAAATCTGATTTAGACTATACATTAGACGTAAACCAGATTTTTGATAATCTGTATGCGGAGAAAGAGTAATGGCAACCTCGGGCAGCACTGATTTTGAGTTAGATGTTTCTGATTACATTGAAGAAGCGTTTGAGCGCTGTGGTCTTGAGGTGCGTACTGGATATGACCTCAAGTCTGCCAAGCGGTCGCTCAACCTCATGCTGGCGGATTGGGCTAATCGAGGGTTGAATCAGTGGACTATTGTCCAGAGAACGCAAGCTCTTACTCAGGGCACTGGGGTCTATTCTTTGGGCACGGACGTTATCGATGTTCTGTCGGTTGTTGTCCGCAGGAGCGGGACAGATTTTGCTTTAGAGCGTTTAAGCCGGGACGAATATCTGTCTATTCCGACCAAGACTACAGAAAGTAGAGCTAATCAGTTCTTCCTTGACCGTCAGATTACACCACAGTTAAAGCTTTGGCCTGTCCCGGATAACAGCACAGACGTCGTTATTTATGATGCGTTGACGCGCATTGAGGATGCTGATGCGTATGTCAATACGATGGAAGTACCGTTTCGGTTCTACCCTTGTCTAGCGGCGGGGCTGGCTTATTACATTGCTGTTAAACGCGCCCCAAATCGGGTTCAGCTTTTGAAAGCTATTTATGAAGAAGAGTTTGAGCGGGCGGCTACAGAAGACCGGGATCGGGCTTCCTTTAATGTCGTGCCTCAATATCAGTATTTTAGGACGACTTGATGTCTAAGTATGCGACAGGTAAAGACTCATATGCCATATCTGATCGTTCCGGGTTCCGGTATCGGTATAGGGATATGCGTAAAGAGTGGAATGGTTTACTTGTCGGCAAAGATGAGTGGGAGCCAAAACACCCGCAGTTAGGGCCTTTTCGTAAGGTTATTGATGCTGAAGCGCTGAAAGAAGCGCGGCCCGCTAGAACGGAGCCTTTAAATGTTTTTGTGGGTGTTCCTTTGATAGAGGATCCAGACCTTAGAACACCGGTAATGTTCGGGGGTGTTGGAAGTGTTACGGTGACAGTATGAGTTTCACATATACGGAACTACAACAGGCTATTCAGGATTACACTGAAAACGACGAGACGACGTTCGTCAACAACATACCTGTGTTCATTCGTAACACCGAAGAGCGTATTCTTAAGAATGTGCAGCTTAGCCTGTTTCGGAAGAACGTGTCCGGTACTATGACAGCCTCGAACAAGTTTTTGGCGTGTCCATCAGATTTTCTTGCGCCGTTTTCTTTGGCTTACACAGACGCGGAAAATGACTCTAACTTCCTTGACTTTAAAGATGCTAATTATGTCCAGCAGTTTAACCCGGATCCTACGACAGAGGGTGCACCGCGGTATTATGCTGTTTTTGATTTAACCAACTTTATTATTGGGCCTACGCCGAATAGTAGTTATGCGGTAGAACTGCACTATTTCTACAGACCGAACAGCTTAACTGCGGGGGCCGGTACGGGAACGACATGGCTTAGCGAGAATGCTGAACTTGCGATGCTGTACGGCAGTCTGATGGAAGCTTACATTTTTATGAAAGGTGAAGCGGATGTGCAGGCGCTATATGAAAAGCGGTTCGGGGAGTCAATCACGGGTCTCAAAATGTTCGGTGAGGCCAAGGAAGTAACAGATCAGTACCGCACTGGGCAAGTAATTAGGCCAAAACAATAATGAAAGCTTTAAAGATAGATCTCCCTTCGGATTACAAAGTTATGGTGGAAACCACGAAAAACCGTGGATTTACGCCAGAAGAGGTTGCAGAACGCTGCGCAGAAAAAATTATTCAAATATCGGACACCGCTCATCCGGGAATCCGCGATCAGGCTCATGCGTTTAGACAACATATTGTCAAAGTTTTAGCTTTTTATATGCGCGAAGCAATAAAAAGCGATAGAACTACAATATATAACGCCCTAACAGAGGCAGGTTACAAGGAACTTGCCGAACAGATAAGGAGACTGTGACATGGCATTTACGGGCAATTTTATGTGCACGAGCTTCAAGAAAGAGCTTCTTGAAGCCGTTCACAACTTTAAGAACTCGGGTGGTAGTACCTTTAACTTAGCGCTGTATGACAACAACGCTTCGTTTACTGCGGCTACGACAGCGTACACCACTTCAAATGAAGTGTCTGGCACTGGTTATACGGCAAAAGGTGCGGCGCTTACGCGGGTAGATCCCACTACAAGCGGCACCACGGCGTTTACAGATTTCGCTGATCTGACATTTAGCACGGCAACGATCACTGCTCGTGGCGCGTTGATTTTTAACGACTCTGCCTCTGGCGATCCTTCGGTTGTGGTTCTTGATTTCGGTGCGGATAAAACGTCTACAGCGGGTGATTTTACCATCGTTTTCCCAACCGCAGACGCGAGTAACGCAATCATTCGGATTGCCTAATGGCGGATGTAATCGTTCCAATAGGCGGCTGGGGTCGCTCTGGTTGGGGCGAAGGCCCGTGGGGACAAAGCGGTTTTCCGTTTGCTACGGCGTCTGTTGGATCCGTCACAGTCACAGCAGACGCCAATGCTCCGGTAACTGGTCTTGAGGCCACCGCAGCAGTTGGTTCGGTTACCGTAACGGCTGAGGCCAATACTAGTGTCACTGGCTTGGAAGCCACGGGCGGCGTAGGATCTGTAACAGCTACGGGCACCGCCAATGTTTCTCCGACTGGTCTAACGGCCACGGGCGGCGTGGGTTCAGCCACAGTCACCGCAGATGCCAATCTTTCTGTTACCGGCCTAGAAGCTATCGCGTCTGTTGGATCCGTCACAGTCACCGCAAATGCAGATGTAGCACCCACTGGGCTGGAAGCCACCGGCGCAGTTGGAGAAGTTGCGGTAGGTATTTTTGTTTCCGTGGATGTAACGGGCGTCTCCGGCACAGCAGAGGTTGGAGAAGTTACGACAACCGCAGATGCAGATGTGTTGGTCACAGGCTTGGAAGCCACTGGTGGGGTCGGGCCTGTGTTGGTTTGGGGCACTATTGTGCCAAATCAAAATGCGGGGTATAACGGAGTAAGCCCAAGTCAGACGCCAACTTGGTTGGATGAAGCACCATCTCAGACGCCGGATTGGGGTCAAATAGCAGCTTAGAGGGGTTGAGAACGTGGCAAGCACATATACAGTCAATATTGGTATTGAGAAACCGGGAACCGGCGATCAGTCGGGTACATGGGGCACGACAACTAATACTAATTTCGATATTATTGACCAAGCGACTAATGGTGTTGCCACTGTCACGCTAGCTGCTGCGGGCACTTCTGGTTCACCTAACACGCTGCTGATTAACAACGGCGCTCTATCTGATGGGCGCAATCGCTTTATTGAGTTTAATGACGGCGCGGATCTAGGCGCAACGGCATATGTTCAGCTTGACCCTAATGACGCTGAGAAGATTGTCCACATCCGCAATAGCTTGTCCGCTTCACGCAGCCTTATTTTGTTTCAAGGTACTTATAACGCTTCCAATGATTTTGAGGTGCCGAACGGCGCGGACGTTTTAGTTAAGTTCGACGGCGGCGGCACTGGTGCGACGGTCACTGATGTAAATGTCAATTTAACTCCGACTAAGGTTACTGCGGGCGACCTCGACGTTGACAACATCAACATCAATGGCAACACGATCAGCAGCACAGATACAAACGGCAACGTCACGGTTGACCCAAATGGAAGCGGACAAATCAATCTGTCTGCAAATGTGGATGTTACCGGCACGATTACCTTTGACGGCGGCACAACATCTGCTGACCTAAACTTCGGCGACAACGACAAGGCTATCTTCGGTGCTGGGTCTGACTTGCAGATTTATCACGATGGAAGTCATAGTTATGTACAAGATAATGGAACTGGTAATATTAGGATTAAAGGTGCTAATATTGAAATAGTTGATAATGATGATGGTGGTTCATTATTACAAGCTATTCAAGGTGGTGCAGTACAATTATTTCATAATAATAGTCAAAAACTCGCCACCAACAGCACAGGCGTGGATGTCACTGGCACGGTGACGGCTGATGGGCTGACGGTTAGCAAAGGTTCTGCTGGAACGCTTGCAACCTTCACGGATGGTGTAAACTCTAGCTTTGTTATTGAAACCGCAAGCCTTATTACAACAGTCGGCAACGCTGGCGGCTCAACAGCCCTTGCATTTAAGTCTTCAAACACAGAACGCATGAGGCTGGATTCGTCAGGGCGGTTGGGCATCGGGACGGCCAGCCCCGCAACTACTTTGGACGTGACCGGCACGGTGACGGTTAGCAAAGGTTCTGCTGGAACGCTTGCAACCTTCACGGATGGTGTAAGCTCTAACTTTGTTATTGAAACC